AGAAGGTAATGTCGGCTAATTGTCCGTTATAGTTCGTAGATTGTAATTGTATCTGTGTTGCCATATCTTAATATGTATTTCTACCTAATGTTGTTTGGAATGTGTTTATGATGCTCTGTAAGTTTGCTGCTTCACCATCAGTTAATCCTGAACCAACCCAATCGAACTGGTGTCTTCTTGGAGACCAAGTGTTAAAATCTGGTGCCGCAGGTAATCTTAGAGTTGTACTTGGTAGTACACTAGTGTTAGTTCCACTTGCGGTTCCAACTTTAGTTCCATTATACCAAATATTCAAATCAGTATTTGTTCTTCTATTCATAATAAATGAACCAATACCAGAAGGAATATTAGCAACTGAAACAATTACTCTATTTGTTCCTGGACTTCCCAAATAAGCGTAAAAGTTAGAATCTGTATCGGCATCATTTGCTCCTCCAATAAGTGTGTGAAATTGGTTGCCATCATATGGAAATCCAATATCAATTACATAACCATAACCAGGTGGTACATCAGTCCCTAAATAAGTTAGTAAAGTACTATCGTTATTTGTTAATACTGAACTTGCAACCATATTAACTTCAGCCCAACCACTTGTTCCATTTGGTGTTGCTCCTGATGTATTAAATGCCCAACCACCATTAAATGTAATATCGTATGTTCCAGGATTTTTTGCTTCAAGTTTATTGGAGTTTTGAACACCACCAATATATGGATACATAGCAATTGTTTTAGAATAAAGATTTGCAGATTTTAAACTAGTAAATAATGTATCTGTCGCAGCAGATATGGTTGGACTTAATGTTCCTCCTGTAAGAATAATTGCATTTAAATATGCCGCAGCATCAGCATCAAAAGCAGGTACTAATGTTGCCGTAGGTGTTGGAGTACTTGTATTAGTTGGGGTAATCGTTGGGGTTGGACTTGGTGTTGGTGATGGTAATTCTGTATAAGTAATATCACAAGCAGGAGCTGGAGTAGCCGTAGGAGTTGGGGTTTGAGTATTGGTTGTGGTAACCGTAGGCGTAGGAGTTGGAGTAATCGTAATTTCTTCAATGTAAAAATATTCGTCACCAGTACTTACAAGATAAACATCAGGACAATAAAGACTTGGAACAAGAAAATCTAAAAAACTCATAGTAATTCCTGATTGAGTATATTGTAATATACCATTTAAATAAAAATTCATTGTTATCTCCCAATCATAAAGTCCACCACTGTAACCAATAAAATTATCTAAAATATATTCTCTTGTATCATAATAATATCCTAATGCATAACCACTTGTGTCCATTGCAATTTGATAATTTGGCTCTAAAATATCTAATGCAAATGTATAAGTTGTTCCAGTAGTTCCTTGAACATCAGGACCTATCGCACAATATACACCATTATTTCCATCAAGAACAGAAATGTTATCAGTAATTGCGTTGTGTGTTATAGTAAAACCTGTCAATGAAGGTAATGGACTTCCAGGAATTGTGGCATTTTGAAGATAAAATTGAAAATCAAATTGTTGTGGTGGTGTTGTTGTAGGTGTTGGAGTAGGAGTTGAACTTGAAGTATTGGTAGGGGTTGTTGTTGGAGTTGAAGTATTAGTAGGAGTTGTGGTAGGTGTTGAAGTATTGGTAGGGGTTGGTGAAGGACATACCAAAGTTTTTATTCTATAACTTCCGTTTGTACTATTTAATCTTGCAGGTGTGTCTAAGTATGTTGTATAAAATCTATAATATCCTTGTTGTATATTAGTTCCTGAATAATAGAATATCATATCAGAATATCCTGAATTTGCTGTTCTGTTAGTATTATCAACATAATTAGTAAATGAATAAACCCCATCGTTACAAGTAGAACATACTGGTGCAAGCAAATTTACCCAAACATTATTTCCACTCCATTGGTTAACATTATCTTGTAATATTATAGGGTCTTCGTTGAGTGAAACTGATTCACCATATATACTAAATGTTGTGACACCATAACCCGTATAAGAAATATAATCGTTCATTTCTTTTTCAAATAAAGGTTGGCTTAATGATAGATTACCAACAGTATTAAAACCTCTAAACGAACTTCCTTGTGATGCCATCCAATTATTCAAGGCTGTTCTACCTGTAAAACTATCATAAAACGCATATGCCTGTGGATTATAACAATAAGTAGGGCTTGGAGTATTGGTTTGAGTATTTGTCGGAGTTGTTGTTGGTGTTTGAGTATTAGTCGGAGTTGTTGTTGGCGTTTGAGTATTTGTTTGAGTATTAGTCGGAGTTGTTGTTGGCGTTTGAGTTTGGGTTGGCGTTTGGGTTTGAGTTGGAGTTTTAGTAGGCGTTGGAGTTTGGGTTGGAGTTTTAGTAGGGGTTATTGACGGAGTTGGCGTTGGAGTGGCAGTTATATCAGCAACAAAATATGAAACAATATCATCTATTGCTCTTTGTTCTCCCAAATAGTCACTAAACTTTTTATTAAAGAATGTTCTCCCCATGTATTATTTTTACTTTCTCAATTAAATCATTAACATCAATCTCGTCTCCAATATTGAAGTAGTGTGTTTTTATTCTTGAACCAAACTTGTTTTGATTATCATAGTAGATTACAACAACCCCTATGTTTAATGTATCCAAGTCCCATTCAATTTTTTTTATTTGATAGTGTTCATATTCAACACCATCAACAATTACTTTTTTATGAACCAACATAACCAGTCGTATCACTCAAAGGGATTGGACCAGTCCATTCTACTAATGGTAATTGTTTAACCCAATCAAAATCGGGATTATCACAATTATTAATTTCTTCAGTTGATATAATCCAATCTCCGCCTAATTGTTGAACTGGGTTAAAATAACTATCTTCTTGATAGTGATGTCCTATCAACGAATCTTTTTGTTCTATGGTTAAAAGTCCTACTAACATATTATATTATTTAATAAGTATTTCTGCTTAATGAGGTTTGATAAGTTTGAATTATCGTATCCAATGTTGTTATTTGTGCGACGGTCAATCCTGTGTGAGCATAATTGAATTGTTGTCTAAATACAGAATACTGACCATCTGTTCCGTCAGAGTTTAATGCTCCAAGATATATTGGTTGTGGTGATTTAGCAATGGAAGCTTTATTTACAGTTTCAAATAAAGTTCCTCTTCTAACATAAGATACTTGAGTTGTTCCTGTTCTTGTAAATGCCAATCCACCTAATGAATTTGGATTTGTTGCGGTAGTTGGTGCTCCTGTATCATTTTCCCAAGCAAATGCGTCAATCACATCTGCGTTTGATTTAGGGTATAGTGCCCAACCATTACTTAAATCACCTTTACTACCCATAGCACATTTACTAAAGGCTCCAACACTATCAGTTCCTGAATAGAAACCTAATGTTCCACCCGATATAGTTAATGTTGATGCTGAGTTAGGTGTGAAGAATGTATTAGCATAAGCATTAACTCCGTTTGGAGTTGCTCCTGATGAACTATGTGTCCAACCACCATTAAATGTTAATCTATAACCTGCGTTAGTATCAACAGGATTTAATGCGTTAAACTTATTTGACCCTGCAGTTCCACCAATAAACGGATACATATACAACATACCATTATTGAATCCATTAGACCAAATAGATTGGAATAATGTTCTTGTCGCTCCTGAGATTGTTGAATTTAATGTTCCTCCAGCGGCAACAACTGCCGATAAATAACTGTTAGCTTCACTTGTTCCTGGTAAAATTGTTGGAGTCGGTGTAGGTGTACCTGTTGGATTAGGAGTTGGTGTTTGGTTTGGAGTTCCCGTTGGTGTTTGAGTATTGGTCGGTGTAGGAGTTGGAGTTGGTGGAATAAATACAACATTAACACACGGACAAACTGGTGTAACTGATGATATTGTAAATCCACTTATATTACCTGCTCCTGTTGAGTAAGTGTGAGTATGGTCGTTATTTGCCATAATTGTACTATATGGAACATTTATCGCCCCACTTGTTATATTATAACTTCCAACTATTGTATAATCACATAAGGCATTTGCATTACCTGTGTAATTAGGATTATCAAATAATGTAAATTTTATATTATCATTACCTTGTATTTCACTTTTTAAATATTGTGTTGTAAAAGTTCCACAAGTAGGTGTCTGTGTTTGAGTTGGTGTTGTTGTTGGAGTAGTCGTATTAGTTGGGGTTGGTGTTGTTGTTGGAGTTTCTGTATTAGTAGGAGTTGGTGTTGGTGTTGTTGGGATTATGTTTTCACTTTCGGTATTCACAGCAACAATGGCACTCCATACCGGCATTTCTTTTTCACCATATGGTTTTAATGCTTCTTGAAAATCAAAAGGTTTTTTCTTTGTAATAAATTGTGCATTTGATGGTCTATAACTTCTACCGTTCCACTTCATTTTTTTGTTCTTGGCTTAAAAAAAGGGCACCCTCCAAGCTGAAGGGTACCCAAATTTATTTATAATAATATTATTCTGCGTCTACAGTAATACCTGTAAATACTGCTCCAAGAGTAGTAGTCACAAGGATTTCTTGTGTCGCATTTGGTTCACCACCAACGATAGTCAATGCACTCATACCATTAAGGTCTGTGTATGCAAGTCCTGTAGCAAGACCACCAGAGGTAACCAATGCTCCATTTTGCCATGCACCTGACCAATATTGACCATTGTTATCTTTGACAATAAAGAATATATTATTTTGATTTACTAAATTTTGGAATACTAAACGTAATTCATAATTTAATCTTGGTAAGTTCATTACCAATGTTGGTTGGAATACAACAGATTGCGCTGTTGTGTTTACACCAATGTCTTCAGTAAATGAAGACCCCTGTTTTGTAAGTTCAAATTTGTAAAATACACCAGAACCTGATGCCGCAGTGATTTGCTCATTTGCGTTAGATGTCCATGCAGTAATTGTATTTCCTGAATTTCCAAGAATCCAAACCGCATTTAATCCACCAGTACTTGCATTTCTACAATCTAATTGAAACCCACTTTCTATATAACAACTCATTTTTTTTTCAGTTTTTAATTTTAAGGTTTATTAGTTTATGCTGCAACTACCCAAGAGTCAACAGAGAATACACCCACACCATAAGTAGCGTGTAAGTTTAATTTTACAATGTCCTCAAATGGGTCATACATTGCTCTTTGAGTCATCATCTCAGCATTCATACCAACCATAATGTATTGTGCAGGACCTGCATATACTTTACTTTGACCTGTAAGACCTTGAGTTGGAACTACTCTTACATTTGAACCTGGAAGGATAACACCCCAATCAGAACCTTCAGTAGCAATACCAGTTGGGTCTGTGAACAAGTTAATGAATGAGTTGTTTCTCATTGATGCTACCAAAGCTCTGTAGTCAGAATAACCACAATAGATAACTAAGTCATCTCTGTGTAATACATTCTCAGGGATATTTTGGTAGTAAGTTGTGAATACATCTAAACCATTTGTTGCAGTAGCAGCAGTGTAAGAAATTTGAGTTGCTCCATTACCTGAAGTAATCAAAGTTGTCACACCATTAAAACATTGATTGTTGTAAATAGTTGCACCAGTCGCAGTTGTATTTCTCCACAATTGTAATTCTATTTGGTTAGCAGTTCTGTTTGCGATATCTTCAAGAATTATTTCCTCAAAAGGAACTGACTCTTGGAAATTAGCATCAGTTAAATACTGAGACAAATATGTGTCATACAAAGAATAAGGACATAACTGTTGGTTTACTTTTTTATTACACAAATTAATTGTAACGACATTTTGAACAGTGTCTCCTGTTGGGTCAAAACCACATGCTAGGTCTTGTAAAATAACATCATTTGTTACGAAACCTACTTTTTCAGTTGTACCTTTTAAGTTTGGTCTAACAGATGAATATTTTGGTAACGTCAAACCTAAGAACGCCTTAATCAACATATCATCACCGTATGAGTTATATGTTGGTAGAGAGTCTAAATTATAGTTAAAAGAGAAGGATGATACCTCACCTTTTTTATACATTTTCTTTTCCATTTTATTTTCTAATTTAATTTATTTTTTTAATGCATTTCTCAAGAAAGCAACTTTCGCATCAGCAATATTTTCTTTTGCAAAGGTCTTACGTGCCACTGGTTTATCAAATACCGGTGAATTCTTGAAATCCTCATAATCTGTTTTATAGGAATCAAATTCCTTGCTGAACTTGGACATCATTGATACCATTCCTGACATCGCCTCCTTCATTTTTTTCATTTCATTTTTGTAATCTTCAAGTGATAAAGAACCTTCTGCAGTTTCATCAGGATACTTCACTCCTGTGATTTCACCCTTACCATCTACGGTTAGGACGATACCAGAATCAGTTGTGTGCTCCCCTTCAGGTGCGGATACTTTTTCATCTTCTTTTGTGATTACATACAATTTTTGTCCGACTTCAAATTTGCCATCTTCATCCGTTAAAATCTTAGTTCCATCTGATAATGTTGCTTTCGCCATCGTTACTTCGTTCACTTCAACTTCAGTTGAGGCTTCTTCTATTTCTTGAATTCTAGAAATACGTGAATCCTCACCTACTACTAAAAGAATACCATCGCGAGTTTTGTGTTCTCCACTCGGAGCAGGTTTCAATATAGAATCTTCTCCAACAACAAATAGCTCATCTCCAATCGAGAAAGGCTCTTCACTGTTGTTCGTGATAGTCGTTGTGTTGTCAATTAACTTGGTTACAGAAAATTTTTCAGATTTAAACTTAAGACCTAACAAATTAGATATTTTTTCTAGTGCTTGTTTAGCGTCCATTCATTTAAAATTTATGTTTGTTTAT